CGCTATCAGCGGCACTACTATAGCATTTGATCTAGGCACTGGTGCTTTGAGTAGTCATCCGTTTTTGATTAGATATTCAGGCGCAAACTATGACACGGGATTAACCCACGTAACTAGTGCGGGAGTAGTCACAACTGGATCAGCGGCTCAAGGCAAAACTTCAGGTACTTTATATTGGAAAATTCCAGCAAATATAAATGGTAGTTATGGATATCTTTGTTCTAATCACGGAAGCATGATAGGCGTAATTAGCATTAAAGACATATCTGCTATCTGACAACATGACAATTAATGTTGACTTTACTTACAACCACAGGAGAATACAATTCGACTGTGACAATACAGGGACCGTGCGGTGTAATACTGATAAAAGATTTGGTTTGGGTGCCGAAGGACAGAATGGATTTGTTGGAAATATATTATTGGGAATCGTGGGCGGTACTACAAGGAGCGTATCATTGCTGTTTTTCAATTCCTGGTAAAGTTACGCTGTTGCCACCAAATTAGCCAAGGTGTTAAGTGTGCCAACATCATAACGAACCACATTGCAGGCATTTGCCAATCGTGTCCGCAAATTGCACTAGGAATAGAGAGGCTATAAATAAATCCTATAAAGAATAGGATCGATGGAGATAATGTTAAGAAGGTATAGATGATTTTCATAGAATTATTTAGCATACTAATATTAAAGATATCAGCCACAATTTAACGTAAAATAGAAAAAACTTTGTATAAATAAGTGAATGAAAAAGAACTTTAAGTACAATATTCAAAAGGAGAAACCCCATGGCATCAATCGTAACTAGCAAATTCAGAATTCACAATGCACAGCAGTTTGCAGAAGCATTTTCTGAAACATCAAATACTATCATGTATTTGTTCATTGGTAAAAACACAACTTTTCCCGATGATAATAACCCACCAACTCCAGTAAACTCTACTGCAAACATTGAATATACGCCATGGCGTGACATGTATGCGGTTAAGCGTATCAATGCGGCTGACGTAACACACGCAATTCCACGTTACGATTGGACTTCAGGTACAGTTTACGTAAACTATGATGACGCAGACACAAACTTGATCGAATCAGACAACTTCTATGTTATGACAGACGATTATAACGTTTACAAGTGTTTGTGGAATGCATCAAATAGCGCATCAACTACAAAGCCGACAGGAACAAGCACATCACCATTCACGACAGCAGACGGATACATTTGGAAATACATGTACACCGTTACAACTGCTAAAGCGTTGAAATTCGTTACTAACAGTTACATTCCAGTTCAGACATTAGATTCTGACGATGGTACAAATCAATGGGGTGTTCAAACAGCCGCTATCGATGGTGGTGTTCACGTTGTTAAAGTAACAGCAGGTGGTTCAGCATACGGTTCAGCGCCAGCAGTTACAATTACTGGTGACGGTACTGGTGCTACTGCTAACTCAACAATTACTGCTGGTGCAGTTACAGCAGTTACAATTACAAATCCTGGTACAGGCTACACAAGAGCATCTGTTACATTCGCTTCTGGTGCCGCAGCCGCTACAGCAATCATTTCACCAAAAGGTGGCCATGGCGCTAACGCAGTTGAAGAACTTGGTGGTAAGTACATCATGTTGAACGTTCGTTTAGATGGTACTGAATCTAATACATTCTCTACTGCTAACGAATTCCGTCAAGTTGGTATCATTCGTGATCCATTCTTGTATGGTACATCTACAAGAGCGATTGCCGCATCTTACAGACAGTCTTACAAATATCAGATGACTGGTATTTCTGGAACATTCTCTGCTGACGAGACAGTAACAAGCGGTTCTAACACAGCATCTGTTATTGAGTGGACTACACCAAACTTGTACACAACATTACCAGTACACAGAGCATTTGCTAACACAGCAACTGTAACTGGTGGTACATCTGGTGCTACAGGTACTATTCAAATCATTACGACTCCAGGCTTACAGCCATACACAGGCGATATCATCTATGTTGAAAATCGTGTGCCAATCTCTAGAGCGGCTGACCAAATTGAAGACGTTAAACTAATCATTCAATTCTAATTTTAACATAAGAAAACGGGTTTGAACTAAATGGCAAATACCAATCCTGGTGGAGTAGATTTAAACACCAGTCCATATTTTGATGATTATAATGAAGATAAGAAGTTTGTAAGAGTTCTCTATCGTCCTGGACGTGCTGTTCAGGCTAGAGAACTTACACAAGCCCAAACTCTTCAACAAGTGCAGACTAAGCGTTTTGCTGAATATTTTTTCAAGCAAGGTGCGTTAGTCGATGGGTGCGAACAAACTTTAGACTTAAACTTAAATTTCATAAAACTGCAACCAACCTACAATGGTAGTACGGTTGCGGTTGCGAATTTATTAAATAAAATTGTCTATGGCGCAAACAGCGGTATCAAAGCATACTGTGGAGTAGTTACCGACATTGATGGTGATGATCCTAAAACTCTATTCGTAAGTTACATTACAAACGGAACTCAAGTTCTCACAGTAAACGTTGCTCCATCTATATTGGTATCGGGAAATAAAATTACCCTTGCGAGTGGAAATACTGGAACAATTGAATCTTGGTATACAGACCCAATTTCTGGCTTAAATAAAATCTTCGTTGCAAATACACGAGGAACGTTAACTGCTACGACAGCAAATACAACATTAAGCACTGGTGCAAATCAAGTGCTTAACATTACTAATGTTGCAGATTTTACTGCGAATAACACATTCGCAAACTCAGAAACAATCTTTACATCCAACATAACTGGAAGAAGTTATGCACTTGCGGCCACAGAGAACGCAACAAGAAACATTGTAGACCAAGGTCTTGCGACAGAAAAGATTTATAATTACGGATCAAAAATAACTGTTGCTGAAGGTGTAGTTTACACCGCAGATCATTTTGTTAAGCATACAGCACAAACAATTATTCTCGACAAGTACTCAAACGAGCCATCATATAAAGTTGGTATCGTACCAAGTAGATCATTCATCGATTACATTGAAGATCAAACACTTGTTGACAATGCACAAGGCACGCCAAACTATCAAGCACCAGGTGCTGATAGATTACGAATCGAAACTACTTTAACTAAAGTTGCAGTAGACGCTGTTACCGATGAAAATGAATTCATCACAGTAACTGAAATCGAAAACGGTATTGCAAGAAAAAGAAAAACTATTGGCGTTGATAGCAAATTAGAAGATGCTATGGCTAAACGCACAGAGGAAGAATCTGGCAACTATACATTGTCCGATCCTGTTGTTATTGTACGTGAGCATTTATTGAATGGCACCAATGGTGGTAGATATTCTGATGAAGAAGCCGGAAATTCAAATCTATTGCTAGTTGAAGTTGATCCATTTACAGCATATGTTTCTGGTTACAGAAATCAAATCATTGCAAAAACTTCAATTCAAGTTGAAAAAGGTCTTAACACATCATATGTGCAACAAACAAAGACTCAAATTAACTATCAACAATATATTGAAGTTAATGAGTTGGTTGGTGCATGGGACATTATGGAATCAACACCAGTTGATCTCTACGATACTCCACAAAAAGTTATTACAAACCTAGCATATTCAACAGCAACAGTTGCTGGTAGTGCTATTGGTACTGCAAAAGTACGTTCGATTGAATACGTTGATGGTCTAAAAGGCACAGCATCCGCAAAGTATAAATTATACTTGTATGAAATTGTTATGAACACAGGTAAAAACTTTTCTGACGTTCGTGCAGTTTATGACTCAGCAACTCCTAAACGTTTTGCCGATATCATCACGACTACAGCAGGTGCAGTCTTAAAAGAAACATCGTTCAATACGATGATTTTTCCATTGCCGTATTCAGCAATTAAAACAATTCGTGACTCCGCACAGAACGTTGAGACAGCGTTTACATTCAAAAAGAAATTCACAGTTTCATTCTCATCTGGTGTTGCTACTGTTGCTACTGACGTTGTTACAGAAACATTCGTTGGTACTGGAGTATTAAGTGATACTCAAAAGAATGACAACTACATGGTTGTTGTTAACAATGGTGGCGCAAACGTAGAGACTTCTGCATTGACGGGTACTGTTACTGTAGGTGCTAGTTCTAATACAGTTATTGGTTCTGCAACAACATTCCTTAGTCAAGTTAACGTTGGTGATTTAATTAAAATTAATAACGTAACAAGACAGATTTCTGCTATTGCAAACAATACATCATTAACACTTTCGACAGTACACACAACTGGCGGAACTGCAAACACATTCACCAAGATAATTCCAACTGGAACAGTTATACCTATGGGCGCCCAAGGCGGCAAAGGAAGTTCTAGAACAATTACAGTTTCTTCTCCTGGTACTGTAGCAATTGACGTTCAAGAAAATGCTACGTTTACTGCTGAAATTATTGTGTCTATGGACAGATCAAGCGCAAGAGAAAAAGTTAAAACGTTGAATTATTCAACGACTGCGAATATTCAGCCAAATACACACCCTAGTGGAATATCTGGACCATTCGGCTTAGGCTATGGTGACGTATATCAATTACGTGCTGTTTATCAATCAGCAAACATGGCTTCACCTGCTACAACAAGCAGTACTAATGTAACTCAGTACTATACGTTAGACAATGGACAGCGTGATTACTCATATGAACACGCAACAATTAAACCTGCGACAGGTTATGTTCCAACAGGAAGATTGTTAGCGGTATTTGATAACTTCACACACGATACTTCTCAGGGTGTTGGTTATGCATCTGTAGATTCTTATCCAATCAATGATAGCACAACATCAAATACAACAATCACGACTGCTAGTATTCCGACATTTACAAGTCCAACGTCAAAAGTAGTATACAATTTACGTGACTGTATTGACTTCAGACCAATTAAAACTGCAAACACATCTTTGAATCCTATTGATGTTGGCACATATCAAATTCCAACATTTGGACTTCGTATTCCAGAATCAGGTACAAACTTTGATGCAGATTTAATTTTCTACAAAGGTAGAGTTTCTAAAGTCTTCATTAGCAGTAGCGGTTTGTTTGGTATCAATGATGGTGTTCCGGCACAATCAGGTAATCAGAGAGCAGAATCTCCACCAACAAAACCAGACACATTAGAAATTGCTGAACTTAATATTCCAGCATATCCATCATTACCAACTGACGTTAAAATCAGATTGTTGAAAAACAAACGATTCACAATGCGTGATGTTGCAAAGATGAATGAAAGACTCGAAAGACTTGAGTACTTTACTGCATTAAGTTATCTTGAAAAGCAAGCAACAGATAAAACTGAATTAGATGCTGATGGATTGAATAGATTCAAAAATGGTATCATTGTTGATGCATTCACTGGTTGGTCTGTTGCTTCTGTAGCAGATTCAGTTGGAACATCTTCAATCGACAAAAAGAATAAGTTATTGACTTGTTTACAAGACAATGATAAGCATATCAACCTCACATACTTAGGAACACAATCAACTGCCCGTGCAACAACTGGTAATAAAGTTTTGTTGCCATTTACTGAAGTTGAAGCACCAGGATTGAAACAAGTATATGCATCTAGACAATTAAGACTTGCAGAAGAATTGAACTTCACGTGGAATGGTAACATGACCATCATTCCATATGCAGACACGTTCTTTGATACGGTAAACGATCCTACGAAAGCAGTTGTTTACAATGATGACCAAGGTGCAGATAACTGGAAAGCATTGCAAAATGCTTGGAATACTGAAGTTGCGCCATTAAATCAAAAGTGGCTTGGAGATCCAGTAACAGCAGAAGTAAGCAGACAAACAAATCAAGTAGGTGGTTTCAACGTAACTACAGCATTACAACGAACAACAGAAACTGCATACTTTCAATTAGCAACTGGTAGTCAATCAACCACATCTAAACAAGATGTTCAGTTTGATAGAGTTATTAGCGTAGAAGCCGCATTGTGGATGCGCCCAAGAGAATTCGTTGTGCAAGCAACTGGACTCAAAGAAAATGCTAAATTATATGCATTCTTTGATGGCGTTGATGTTACTGCAAATTGTACTCAAATTCAATTGAAGGGCGCATCAACAACTGTACAATCATTAAATTCAAGTTTTACAAGTAATGGTATTTTAGGTGGTATTGGAAGCACTTGGGAAGGCATTACATATGATGCAAATAATCCTGATGCATTGATTGTTAAGAATCACGAAATTTTATTAGTATTTGCTGTTCCATCTAAAAGATTCTATACTGGTCAACGTGAATTCAAATTGACTGACAGTCCTACAAATGCCATTGATGCATTGACTACTGCTACTGCAAATATTTTTGCACAAGGTATTTTACAGAAGACTGCAACGTTTGCGATTAACTCTAGGCCATACAGCGTATCATTCGATACCAATTTGTCGAATATTAGAACAATTGGAAGAAGAGTTAGAACTGAACAAACAGTAGTATTAGATAGACAGCCAATTCCTGTAGCATCTACTGACCCATTGTCTCAGAGTTTCTATGTTGATCCAGAAACATATCCAAATGGATTCTATGTAACTTCTATTGATTTGTTCTTTAAGACTAAATCAACAAATAATAATTTGGGTGTATCTGTCGAACTTCGTGAACTTGACGATGGATATCCATCACAACTTTACATTAGCAAGACAGATAGTGCGTATCTTAAAAATCCTAGCATTAACATTAGTTCAAACGCATCTGTGGCAACTAAATTTTCATTCAAGAATCCTATATATTTAAATTCTGGTGCAGATTATTGCTTTGCTGTTAGACCTGATGGCAATGATCCAGATTTTGCAATTTGGGTTGCAGAACTTGGTGCGATTGACATTACAAATCCCGACAAGCAAACCCGTATTGAGCAGGCATATAACTCTGGTGTATTATTCACATCTCAAACGGATAAAACGTGGACTGCAAAACAAAATACCGACATGAAGTTTACAATGAGAATTGCAGAGTTTGCGGTTAATACTCCAAGATATGCATTCTATAATAACATTTCATCTAATACTGCATTCACATATGATGCATTGACTCCTAAATTTGCAGATCAAATTCTTCCTGGAACGTCAATCACATACGAAATCAAAACGGCTGACAGTACTTCCGCAGTTGATTCTGACTACACGACAATTAAAAATCTTGAAAGATTGAGATTGAATTCACGTAAACAGATTTCATTGGGTACTTCTGAGACTGCAACGAATTTCAAATCGTTGTTAGTGAGAGCAACCCTATCTACTGCTAATAAATTTATTAGTCCTTACTTGGACAATGAAAATCATGCTATATACTTTGATAAAAACATCATTAACAACAATTCATATACTGCGGTAGATGGAACAGTAACATATGGCGTAGGAAATAACATTGTTGTTGGAACAGGAACAAGTTTCACGACACAAGTATTCCCTGGTGAATATGCTTACTTTGGTGACGAATACAGAAAAGTTTCATCTATTGCAAACAATGTGTATTTGACAGTATCGAATAACTTCACGACAGCGAATGCAACAAATCAAGCGATGACTATTCGCAATGAAGAGAATCCAATTGGACCATATTCTTCAGAGTCTAGATATGTGACTAAAGTTGTTACATTGAATGACGGATTTGAAGCATCAGACTTGGTAGTTTATTTCAACGTAAATAGACCACCAGGAACTTCAGTAAAAGTTTACTGTAAGTTGTTGAATGAGAATGATACTGACGCATTTGAAGATAAATTCTATACTCCGATGAATTTGGTTGGTACAGAAACGACTACGTTGAATCAGAATGAGTACAAAGAAGAGAAGTACACAGTTCCTTCTGTAGCGAAAACTGGTGGTTCTGAATTGTTAGCGGGTACAGTTTTGACTTCTAACACATCCACAACATTGATTGGTACTGATACTCGCTTCACAGAAGACTTGAAGATTGGTGACACAATTGCCGTTGGTACTGCTAGAACAGAACGTGTGGTTTCTACGATTGCAAACAATACATCATTGACAGTAGAGACTGCTTATCCAACAGTTGCTTCTGGACAAGACATTTTTCGTGTTCTAAATAACACAGTTGCTTATACGACACCTGATGGAAGAACATTCCAAGGGTATAAATATTTCGCAATTAAGGTTGTGTTTCTTTCTGGTAACCCAAATTATGCACCAAAAATCAAAGAATTAAGGGGGATAGCATTAGCATGATAGTCGAAAAGATTACAATTGCGGAACCTGTCCGTGGGTTCACAGAAAGAGATCGAAACTCTAAGGCAATTTTAAATACGGACATGGATTCTCTCTTACAGTATAAAATTCAAAAACGAAAAATTTCTGATATAAATAAGAGTAGAAACGAAATCAGCATGATTCGTGGAGAGGTTGACCAAATCAAGTCGGACCTAGGCGAAATCAAAAATCTATTATTAAAAATCACTAAAGAGAGAGAGTAAACATGGCAAACCTAGTACTATCACAAGTTGCACTATCTAATACATTCAACGAATTTAGACAATCATATAACGATGTGGCTAACGTTGTAAATTCGATTCAATCGGATCAGACTACAAATCTACAAGCAAATACTATCTCAGTTGCTAGAACAGTGACTGTAGGAAACTTAAATTCACAAGGATTTGCAACAGTTACCGGAAACTTTAGCGTAAATTCAGATAAATTATCTGTTACTGCCGCAACTGGTCTTGTTTCTATTGCAAATGACTTAAACGCTAACAACAGAATTCGTTTGCATAGTTCAAATGGTTCTATCACAGCATCAAATACAATCTACTCAACTAATACTGTAGCCAAACACATTCAATCGATTGGTTTTGGTACTGCATATTCTGGTGGCTTTACATGGCACGATAACCGTGGTGAAGACGAAGAACAGCATTTAGTTATCGGTATTGGTGATACTGATGGTCCACACGATATTGCTATTGTTAATACAAATACAGGCGCAAATGGATATGCAGAATTTATTGCATACTCGGCAACTGGTAATAGTGAAGACGGTTGGCTCTCAACTGGTATCAATAGCCCAACATATAGCCAAGGTGCATTCTCTATTACTGGTCCAGATGACGGATATCTATTGTATGATCCAAAGAACGGCACATCAGGAAACGGTAACTTGATTATTGCTACTGGTTCTGGTGGTGTGAGAAATCAAATTATTATTGGTGCTGGTGGTTTTGCTGATCCAGCAAACAATACTCAGATGGTTGTCACTCCAGGACAAAGCGTTGCAATCACTATTGCTACACAGTCTTCAAACACCACGACTGGTGCTTTGACAGTTAACGGTGGTATTGGTCTACGTGGTAACTTGAACGTTGGTGGTAACGTTGCAATTACAGGTACAATTACACTTGGTGGTGGCGGTAACACAGTTTCTACATCATCATTGAGCGTTGACAATCCAATGGTCTTCTTGGGTTCAAACAATGCCGCAGACATTCTCGACTTAGGTATTATTGGTGAATACACATCTAGCGGTAGAAAGTACGCTGGTCTTGTTCGTGACGCAAGCGATTCAGGCATATTCAAGTTGTTTGCAAATAACTCTACTAGACCCAATAACGCAGTTGATTTTTCAGATGCAAACGTTGCATACGGAACATTACTTGTAGGCACACTTCGTGCAAATAATAATATATCATCTACAAGCAATACAACAGGTACATTGGTTGTAACTGGTGGTGTTGGTATTAGCGAAAACTTAAACGTTGGTGCTAACGTTACAGTTACAGGTCTTGCGACATTCACTGGTGGTATCAGAGCGCAAGAGATTCAAGAAGACGTTGTAGACACTACACAAGGTTCAAACGTTATTGGTTGTGACTATAGTGCAGGTAACATCTTCTATCGCACAAGCACAAACTTTAGTGCAAACTTCACGATGAACATAACAAATGCACCAACAACAGATGGTCGTGTTTTCTCTGTCACATTGTTCCAAACACAAGGTTCAACTGGATACAGACCAACAACGTTAAACATTAACGGTTCTGGCGCAACTATCAAGTGGGTTGGCGGAACTGCACCGACTCCAACATCAACTAACGGTGCGATGGATGTATTCTCATTCACAATCATTCGTAGAGGCGCCGCATATGAAGTTCTTGCAACTTCAACATTGAACTTTGCTTAATTAATGATATCGATTCTATTAGTTATTAACAGGAAAAACAAATGACATTTTTAGCATCTGTATCGGGTAAATTTAGTGCAACAGCACAAGTAAAATCAAGTGGCGGTGCGTCCATAGGACAACAGGCGTTTGTTGCGCCTGGAACGTATACGTGGATCGCCCCACCTGGAGTTACGAAAGTCTCTGCTGTTTGTATTGGTGGTGGCGGTTCTGGCTATTCTTCATGGGCTAACTATGGTGGTGGTGGAGGTGGTCTTGGTTGGAAAAATAACATTCCAGTAAGTCCAGGAAGTTCATATACAGTAGTAGTTGGTGATGCGGGTCGTAATCGTACTGGTGCATCTGGAGGAACCAGTTACTTCATCGGTACAGGTACTGTAGCAGGCTATGGTGGCGGTAATGGAACGTCTGGTACTAACACTTCAGGTCCTAATGCAAACGGTTATGGTGGTGGCTACACAGGTGATGGTGGTGGCGCTGGAGGAAATTCAAGTGGTCAATCCGGTGCTGGTGCTGGCGGCTATACTGGTCGTGGCGGCAATTCTAGCGAAAACATGTGGGGTAATGGATATGGATCCGCATCAGGTGGTGGTAGTTATTCATCAACATATGGTACAGGCGGTGGCGGTGGTGTTGGAATTTGGGGTCAAGGCGCCGATTCATACTACTGGACTTCATCGATTGGCATAACAACAAACGCAGGCAATGGTGGTGGTGGTAATGGAGGGTCCGGTGGTGGTCGAGGTCACTACGGAGAAAATCCATTTGGATCACCGGGTCACGAAGTTTTTCATCCGGCTGGAGGTAACTTCGGTGGTGGTGGAGGCGGTGGAGGCACTAGTATAGGTCAATTTGGTGGACCTGGTGGTGTTGGTGCAGTAAGATTAATTTGGGGTCAAGGCAGAGCATTTCCTAGCACAAACACAGGTGACGTTTCTCCTGCACTTCAAGTTCCATTTCCAACATCTGGAGATGCTGTCTACACTCTTCCAGGAACATATACGTGGACATGCCCACCAGGAGTTTCATCAATATCTGTCGTTTGCGTAGGCGGAGGTTCTGCTGGTTACGGACCATGGACAGGAACTTATGGCGGGTCTGGTGGCGGTTTAGGTTACAAAAACAATTATCCTGTATCACCAGGAAGCACGTATACTGTACGAGTAGGTACGGGTGGTGGTTCAAACGCTTATGGACAAGACACATATTTCGTTAGTCGTGGTACTGTCTGTGGCTACGGCGGTGGAACAGGTACGGCGGGTTATGGAGAAACGGGTCAAGGTCCCAATGCAAACGGCTATGGCGGCGGCTACACAGGCGATGGCGGTGGTGCTGGTGGTAACTACACTGGTTATGCTGGTGCAGGTGCGGGTGGCTATACTGGCACAGGTGGAAATACAAATGCAAATGGTTCGGGTGGTAGTGCCTCTGGTGGACATCCATACTCTTCAACATATGGCGGCGGAGGTGGAGGCGGTGTAGGTTTGTACGGACAAGGACAAAACGGAATGTCGCATAGCACAGGCTGGTATCCTTACTCTACTGGTAATGCCGTAGGATATGGTAGAATGGGATCATATACACCTGGTATTAGTACAGGTGGTACGGGTGGCGGTGGCGGCTCCGGCGGTGAAAATGGATTCATGGGTGAAAATGGTCAATTTTCATATCCTGAAGGTGGTGGTCCTACTGGTGCTCCTGGTCCACGAGGCGGCAACTGTGGTGGTGGTGGTGGTGCAGGAGGAACTTCTTGGTCAGTTGGTGGTAAAGGTGGTACTGGTGGACTTCGAATTGTCTGGCCAGGAAATACTAGACAATTCCCAAGCAGTAGCGTTGGTGATGCTGTTGGAGATACAATGTACGGGAGAGGCTATTTTGGTGGATCATCCGGTCCGGATGGACGTGGCACGGTTGGATATTACACCCACATGTTTGGTCCAAATGGCGTAAGAGAACCACAGTCTCCAGTAAATAATTCCGATTCATCATATATACCCGGATATCAACCCCTATTTGGTCAGAATTATGGTTAAAAAATTTAGGAAAAACAAATGACATTTTTAGCATCCGTATCAGGGAAATTCAGCGCAACAGCACAAGTAAAATCTAGTGGTGGCGCATCTATGGGTCAACAAGCGTTTGTTGCGCCAGGAACATATACATGGATTGCACCTCCAGGAGTTACACAAGTTTCTGCTGTTTGTATCGGTGGTGGTGGTTCTGGCTATTCTGCGTGGGCCAATCAAGGCGGTGGTGGTGGAGGATTAGGTTGGAAAAATAATATTCCAGTAAGTCCAGGAACTGGTTATACAGTAGTAGTTGGTGATGGTGGTCGTAATCGTAGTGGTGCAGGTGGAGGAAACAGTTACTTCATCAATACTAGTACTGTAGCAGGCTACGGTGGTGGTAATCCAAATTCTGGTTCTAATGCTAGTAACGGACCAAACTCAAACAGTTACGGTGGTGGATGGCAAGGTGATGGTGGCGGCGCTGGAGGTAATGCAAATAATTATGGTGGTGGTGGTGCTGGCGGCTATACTGGTCGTGGTGGCAATTCTTCTGAAACTATGTGGGGCAATGGTTATGGGGCCCCATCAGGTGGTTGCAATTATTCATCAACATATGGTACAGGTGGAGGCGGTGGTGTTGGAATTTGGGGCAAAGGCTCTGATGGATATTACTTTACGTCAACTATTGGTGTAACAACAACAAGTTCATATGGCGGTGGTGGCAATGGAGGATCCGGTGGTGGTCGAGGTCACTTTGGAGAGAATCCTTTCGCCAGCGTTAGTTTTGAATCTTTCCATCCAGCAGGAGGTAACTTCGGTGGTGGCGGTGGCGGCGGCGGCACAAGTCAAAGTACTTTTGCTGGACCAGGCGGCGTTGGTGCAGTAAGATTAATTTGGGGTCAAGGAAGATCGTTTCCAAATACAAACACAGGTGACGTTGCACCAGCACTTCAAGTTCCATTTCCAACATCTGGAGATGCAGTTTATACACATCCTGGAACATACACATGGACATGTCCTCCTGGCGTGTCATCGATATCTGTCGTTTGCGTTGGTGCAGGTGGTGCTGGTTATCCACCATGGACAGGATCCTATGGCGGTGGTGGTGGTGGTCTAGGCTACAAAAATAATTATTCCGTATCACCAGGAAGCACATACACAGTACGTGTTGGTGCGCCACAGAACAGCAGTTATGGACAAGACTCATATTTTGTTAGTCGTGGTACTGTTTGCGGTTATGGTGGTGGTAGTGGTGTTTATGGATATGGCGAAAGTGGTCAGGGTCCTAATGCAAGCGGTTATGGTGGCGGCTACACAGGCGATGGCGGTGGTGCTGGAGGCAATAGTAATAGCCATCCTGGCTCTGGTGCGGGTGGATATACTGGCACAGGAGGCACTTCAAATTCAAATGGTTCAGGCGGCGGCGGTGCTGGTGGATATCCATACTCATCAACATATGGTTCTGGTGGGGGCGGAGGTGTAGGTTTGTACGGACAAGGACAGAGTGGCTATTCACACAGCACAGGCTGGTATCCTTATTCTATTGGTAATGCCGTAGGATATGGTAGAATGGGTTCACACTCACCCGGTGTTAGTACTGGCGGAGCGGGAGGTGGTGGTGGCTCTGGCGGTGAAAACGGATTCGCTGGGGAAAATAGTCAATACAGTTATCCTGAAGGTGGTGGTTCTGGTGGTGCTCCTGGTCCACGAGGCGGCAACTGTGGTGGCGGTGGAGGCTCAGGAGGAACTTCTTGGTCTAACTATGGTCGAGGAGGCACAGGTGGTATTCGTATTGTCTGGCCAGGAAATACAAGACAATTTCCAAGCAGTAACGTTGGTGACGCAATAGGCGATACGATGTATGGTAGAGGTTATTGGGGTGGAGCAACTGGTCCAGATGGGCGTGGTACCAACGCACATTACACCCACATGTTTGGTCCAAATGGCGTAAGAGAACCACAATCTTCAACAAACAATTCCGATTCATCATATATACCTGGATATCAACCATCGCTTGGACAAGCGTAATTTACAAACTGAAAAATTAGGAGAAAATTAAATGGACTTAAGAATTAAAGTTATTGACGGTGAGGTTATCGAACATCCGGTGACAGTAGTAAATCTAAACTATTGTTTTGGTATGGAAATACCACCAGAATATGTTCCTTTTTACAAAGAAGGTATGCCAGCAGTTGGAGTTTATGAAGTTTGTGTACAACCTTCAACATACACATACGATCCAGAAACAAATACAGTAAGCGAAAGTTGGACTGTTAGAGACATGACTGCTGAAGAAAAGAAAGCAAAACAAGATAATATTAAAACTATCTTTTTTGATAAAGATCATCCAACTCATACATGGACTTCTTGGACTTTCGATGAAGAAACTTGTAGAATGAAAGCGCCTGTACCATGTCCAGAGCCAACAAGAGAAGAATCATCACAAGGTATTGGTTTCAATTGGGTTGAAGGCAGAGGTTGGATTCGACACAAAATGAATCATGAAACTTTGGTATTTGAACCTGTAGAATAATCTTTTACAAGATTTCAATAAAACCCACCTTCTTGGTGGGTTTTTTATTTTCCGCCCTATTATAAATAGAAGATGAAATTCATTAAGGGGCATAAGTAAATGAGTACAAGCAAACCAGCATCAAGAGAAGAATTCAAACAATTCTGTCTTAGAAGACTAGGTGCGCCTCTCTTAGAGATAAACGTAGCAGACGAACAAGTTGAAGATTGCATAGAGATTGCTTTTTCATATTACTACGACTATCACTATGACGCAACAGAGAAAGTCTATCTGGCACATCAAGTTACGCAAACAGACATTAACAACAAGTATCTTTCAGTAGATGATTCTGTCATTGGCGTGATTAATATTCTTCCATTGGGCAACAGTTATTCTACAAACAATCTATTCAATTTGAGATATCAGATTGCACTTAACGATTTGTTTGCTTTCAATACAGGTCCTTTTGCACCATACTACATGGCACTTCAGAACGTTGCTTTAGCAGAAGAGTTGTTTGTTGGTAAACAATCGATTCGTTTTCAACGTCACTCAAATAAACTTTATGTAGACATTGCTTGGGGTGAGAAAGTTGTTCTCGGAGAATACATCATTATTGAAGCATATCAACGAATCAATCCAGACACATACACAGATGTTTATAACGATAGATGGCTACAAAAATATTGCACATCACAAATCAAAAAACAATGGGGTGAAAACTTGAAAAAGTTTGAAGGACTCTCTATGCCAGGCGGAGTTACATTTAACGGGCAGAAGATATATGACGAAGCAATCGAAGAAATTCAGACTATGGAATCTGAAATGATTAGCACATACTCTCTACCTGTTACTGATATGTTAGGCTAATCTCATGGCACGTAATCGTCATTTTAATCAGTACACTCCTGTCAAACAGGAACAAAATCTTGTCGAAGATTTAGTCATAGAGTCTATTAAGATTTATGGTGTAGATGGTTATTATTTACCAAGAACGGACGTAAATTTAGATAAGATTTACGGCGAAGATGCGTCTATGATTTTTGATGATGCACTCGAATTAGAATTGTACATTAAGAGTTTTGAAGGATTTCAAGGGCAAGAAGACTTTCTTTCGAAGTTTGGTTTACAAATCGATGAATCAATCACGTTCGTTGTTGCACAGAAACGTTTCACACAATCATTGAAGCCATCATTCATAACAGAGTATGGATACAACTTTAAGAATGAAGACGGCGACCATTTGCTAGATGAGCAATCATACGACTATGCAAACATTCTAAGACCGAGAGAGGGAGACTTGATTTGGATCCCTATGCTCAATTACATGTATGAAATTAAATTTACAGAGAACATCGAAAACTTTTTTCAACTAGGTAAACTCTACACATACGAAATGCGTTGTGATAGATACGAATACTCTAGCGAACGTATTAATACTGATGTTGCAGACATTGATGGTATCGAAGATCAATACAGTCTTTCTACCGACAACATTCAAAAGATATTGGATGAAGAATCAAATATCTTTGCTTTAGAAGATGGCACTAGACTTGTTGCAGAAGGAGACACGGTTATACCATTTGAAGTTTCCGCAGACAATGAATCTATTGGACAGAAAATTATTGACGAAGATGTTCTCGATTTCTCTGAGAAGAATCCATTTGCACTTACAAGGACTTATTAACTATGATGTTCGGTCACGATTTTTACCATGGTGCGTTAAGGCGTTATGTCATCATGTTTGGAAACTTGTTTAATGAAATTCAAGTCGAAAGATATAATAGCGATGGAATTAAACAGCAAACAATCAGCGTTCCTATTGAATATTCGCCAAAGCAAAAATTCGTTCAACGTGTTTTAAGTGATCCCACATTGAATCGTGAGATTTCTGTTAGTCTTCCAAGACTAGGCTTTGAGTTCACTAGCATCACATATGCACCACAGAGAAAATTGAATAGCGCACATAAAATCGTGAGGGGTGTTGACGCTGGAGGTACAGATTTTAATTATACCTACACGCCAGTTCCATACGATATTAACTTTTCTTTATATGCATTAGTTAGATATGCAGAAGATGGTACGCAGATTGTCGAACAGATTATTCCATTCTTTACACCAGATTGGACAGTCACTATGAAATTGATTCCTGAACTAGGAATAAATATGGACATACCAATTGAATTGACTGGCGTAACTGTTGATGATACATACGAAGGCGACTTTGATGGGCGTAGAATTTTATCTTGGCAGATGGACTTTACTGTTAAGGGATATCTATTTGGACCTAGCAGAAAGTTCAAGTATATTTCAAATGCTGAAGTCAAGACATTTATTGACACTGGCATTGTAAACGTACAGACATTTGATGGCGATGAAAATTTTACTGTAACCGAAACTTAATATATGAAAAAATCCGTTGATGATAAATTGAATGACATATTTGATGTGCAAGGTAAGATTGTAGAACAAGCATTACCCGCAGTAGTCGAACAAGTTAAAGAACCTGTTTCTACTGGCGCACCGAATGATGATTCTATAGATGCTGACTATGAATATGCGAGAGAAAATCTAAAGTCATTCATCGAACAAGGCAAAATTGCTATGGAAAACATTATCTTCTTAGCAAAAGAGGGTGAGTCTCCAAGAGCATACGAAGTTGTCGGTCAGTTGATTAAAACATTGTCAGACACTAACAAAGATTTGTTAGACTTAGGTAAAAAAGTAAAAGAATTGAAGAGTAAGAAAGATGATACACAACAACCACAGCATGTAACGAATGCATTGTTTGTTGGTAGCACAGCAGAATTACAGAAACTAATTGGTAAGAGATGACAGCGAAATCCTATCTAGGAAATTCTCTTTTAAAAGCATCTGGTGTTCCTCTCAATTTTACTAAAGAAGAAATTGAAGAATACTTGAAATGTGCTGACGATCCGATATACTTCATTGAAAGTTATTGTAAGATTGTCACGCTAGATCACGGGCTTCAGCCATTCAAACTGTATGATTGCCAAAAGAACAAAGTAAAGATTATTCATGAGAATCGTAAAGTCATTCTTATGGAAGGGCGTCAGCAAGGTAAGACAACAACATCTGCGGCATATATTCTTTGGTACACATTGTTTCAAGGAAGCAAGACTGTAGCGATTCTAGCAAACAAAGCAACAGCCGCTAGAGAAGTTTTGTATCGTTATCAAATCATGTATGAGAATCTTCCTACATGG